GTAGTCTTACTTATTAAACGATCCGAACCGGTTCGGGAAGGTCGCCAGGCCAAAAAGTGACCGCCAAAAAAGCCCAAAAAAGCCCAGCAAAAACCGCGAAAACTCCAGCGAAACCTCGGAAAGCACCAGCGAAACCTCGGATAGTTGTGGAAGTTCTAACGAACTACGAAGCACTCCGACGCACGATCCAAGCGCTCCGCGACGCCGGCCAGCTGGCCCCGCTCGACGAAGCTCGAGTTCAGATCGCCCTCGGCCTCGCCGCCGCGGTCGATACCATGCCCGATAATCCTTCAATGTGGCGCGAGTATCGCGCGGCAGAAAAGGCACTCAGAGAGGAGGCCTCCGCACATGGGGACCCGTTCGACCAACTCATCGCCAGCATCTCGGCCGAGATACGCCACGAAGAGAAACAAAAAGAACCGAAGCCGCGGACCCGAAGCTGAAGCAATAGCGCGGAAGCTCGGCTTCGAGCTCATGCCGCACCAGAAGCTCATCCTCGATGTCATGCTTGAAGTTCAACCAGACGGAACTCCCGTCTACCGCGAAGGCGTCGTTCTCATGCCGCGCCAATGCGCCAAGACCACGACGACCCTCATCCTCGAGCTTCATCGCGCGATCCTCTGGGGAGGAGCTCAAACAATCGGCTACACCGCTCAGACCGGATGGGACGCCCGAAGAAAACTCATCGACGACCAGGTGCCACTCATAGAGAAGTCACCTCTCGCCGCCACCGTAAAGCGTGTCTATCGAGGCGCTGGTATGGAGTCGGTCAAGTTCCTCAACGGCTCCCGAATAGATGTCATGCCATCGACACCGACCGCCGGCCACGGACGCACCATCGACCTAGCAATCCTCGACGAAGCAATGAGCGACGAAGACGACCGCCGCGAGCAAGCCATCCTTCCAGCTATGGCAACCCGCCGAGAGGCTCAGCTCTTCGTCATCTCAACCGCTGGAACCCAGAGCTCGCTCTACCTCAAGCGCAAGATGGACCAGGGCCGCGCCATGATCGAAGCCGGCATCGACACCGGTGTCGCGTTCTTCGAGTGGAGCGCCGACCAGGAAGACGACGACATCGACGACCCGGCCGTCTGGCGTCGCACAATCCCCGCGCTCGGGTACACGATCGGCGAGGAAGCAATCCGACACGCTCGCGCCACAATGTCAGAAGGTGAGTTTCGTCGCGCGTATCTCTGCCAATGGACACACCTCGAGGAAAGCATCATCCCCGAGAAACTCATCCTCCGCGTTCTCGACCCGACCACCATCCCGACCGGGAAACTCTCCTTCGGAATAGATGTCTCAATGGACCGCGCCCACGCTTCCATCTCCGTCGCCGACGAGACCGGCCGAGTCGAACTCATCGAACACCGACCCGGCGTCTCTTGGGTCGTCGATCGCGCCGTCCAGCTCTACCGCCAACACAAAGGAGCGCTCGTCGTCGATGGCTACTCACCAGCGAACTCACTCGTCGATCGTCTCGAAGCCGGCGGAATACCAGTCACAAGATACACACTCCGCGACATGGTGTCGGCTTGTGGCGTGTTCTATGACGCCGTACTCGACGACGCCATCCGGATCAGGCCTCACCCGATGCTCGAGCTGAGTCTCAAATGCGCAAGAAAAAAGATGATCGCGTCGGGATGGCTATGGTCCCGCACAATCGAAGAGACAGATCTGACGCCGCTCTTCTCGGCGACTCTGGCGTATCATCACGCTACAAACCGACAAACACCCGACATCAAAAGAAGCGCAATCTACTAATGAAGAAACACCTACCCACTACCCTTCAGGCCATTGGGACTATCATGGTCGCTATGAGTCTCTCGATGATTACTATCCCGCTCGGCCTCGGCTTCGCCGGCGTCGCGCTTGTCGCGTTCGGCATCGCCGCCGAGAGGAGCTAACAATGCTCAACCGTCTACTGAAGCCGCGACCAGAAGTCCGCTCCGCGATCGTCGATCCCTATGGTCGCGTCACGCGCACATTCACCGACACCTACGCCGGCGTCGATGTGGACACCGAGACGACTCTGTCGGTCCCGGCTATCTGGCGGGCGGTCACGATGGTGTCAGACTCCGCCGGTGTTCTGCCGCTTCACGCCTACAAAGGCGACACCCAGATCACACCGACGCCTCGCCTCCTTGAGCGTCCGAACCCTCTCGAGACTCGGATCGAAACCATCTCGGCAATGACGGCGGCGCTTGTCATTCATGGAAACTATGTCGCAATCCTCGGAGAAGCTGGACCGTCTGGCTATCCCGAAAGTATCTATCCCGTGAACCCTGAGCGCGTCACTATCGAACGCCGCAACGGTGAGAAAGTCTTTCGCATTGACGAGCGCGAGTATCTGTCGTCGGAGATCTTCCATGTCAAAGGCTTCAGCCTTCCCGGTGAGGTCGCCGGTATCGGCATTATCGCCGCTCAGCGTCAAGGCATCGGAGCCGCGATCGCGGTCATGGAGTACGCCTCGCGCTACTTCGACGGCGGCACCATGCCGAGCTATGTCATCAAGTCAAAGAACCCCGACCTCACAGCCGAAGAAGCCGACCTTCTCAAGCTTCGCTGGAGCGAGGCCTACGGCGGACGCTCACGGCGTCCCGCGGTCATGAACGCCGAGACAGATGTCGAAGCGCTCACCGCTAACGCAAACGACTCCCAGCTTGTCGAAGCCAGACTTCAGGCACAAGGAGACGCCGCCAACATTGTCGGGCTTCCCGGTCACTATGTCGGAGCGCCAAACTCGAACCGCACCTACTCGAACCTAGAAACCCAGGGTCTCGAGTATCTTCGCTGGACTTTGCTTCCCCTGACCACACGATGCGAGGCGGTCTTCACCGACTACCTTCCGCGCGGCACCGTCGCAAAGTTCGAGTATGACGGACTTCTTCGAGCCGACACACTCACGCGCTACCAGGCGCATCAGATCGCCCTCTCGAACGGCTTCCTCACTATCGAAGAAGTCCGATCTCTCGAGAACCGACCACCACTCAACACGGAGGAATGACATGACCATCGAAACCCGCGCCTATGAGACAGATCTCGAAGTTCGCACCGCCGGCGACGGCCGTACCGTGTGCGGGATCTGTGTCCCGTACAACCAGGTCCAACGCATCAACGCGACACTCTCCGAGGTGTTCATCCGTGGAGCGTTTGCCAATGTTGTGAGAGCTTCGCATCGTGTGAAGTTCCTCGTCGGCCATGACGCGAACGCTCTCCCGATCGGACGCGCGACACTTCTTCGCGAAGACGAAACCGGTCTCTATGGCGAGTTTCGCATCTCTGACACCGAGCGCGGCTCGGAAGTCTTGACGCTTATTCGAGACGGCGCTCTCTCTGAGCTTTCGATCGGCTTCTCACCGTTGAAAGACAAGCGTCGCCAGGATGGAGTCGTCGAGCGCCAGCTGGCTCATCTCGCCGAAGTGTCCGCGGTGACTTTCGGCGCGTATGGCGCGGCCGCTTCTGTTGTCGGAGTTCGTGACCAATCAAGCACCCCGAACCTCGACGCGCTTGAAGAGATCCTTCGAGGTGTTCGTCGTGCCTAGTCCTCAGCGGTCCGTCACCGTCACCTCTACCGCGACTCTTCTCTGCTCTGCTGATCCATCGAACCGTCCCGTCTATCTCCAGATCATCGGAAACCACACCGTCTACATCGGCGACTCAACGGTCACAACAGCCAACGGCTTCCCAATCGCAAAACACGGAGCGCCAATAATGGGACAACTCGGACCAGGACAAGCTCTCTATGGCATTTGCGCCGCCGCCCAGACCGAAGATGTTCGCGTCTTCTCGGTGCCAGAGGACTGACATGGCTCTCGCTGGAACATACAACATCATCGCCGACCGAGGCGCAACATTCACCCGGATCATCACATGGAAAGACGCGAACGGCGCTCTCATCAACTTGACCGGATACACCGCCAAGCTTCAAGTGCGCCAGACCTACACCTCGACCGTGGCCGATCTTGAACTTTCCACCGCTAACGGTCGCATAGTTCTCGGCGGCGCGGCCGGCACAATCCAACTAACCGCGCCGTACACCGCGATGAACTTCTCCGCCGATCAGTATGTCTACGACTTAGAGATGACATCGGCCGCCTCGGTAGTTTCTCGTCTAGTGATGGGATCGTTCACACTTCGCGAAGAGGTCACTCAATGAGTTTTATCGTGAACGATCAGCCGAACATTGTCGAAGTCGATGAAAATCTGACCTCGCTGACGGTCACATCGGCCACGGTCGCAGAAGGCCCTACTGGTCCGACTGGTCCGACTGGTGCGACTGGATCAACGGGGCCGACTGGTCCGACTGGCCCGACTGGTGCTACTGGCGCGGCTTCGACTGTCCCAGGTCCTACCGGTGCGACTGGCCCGACTGGTGCGACAGGATCAACGGGTCCGACTGGCCCGACGGGTCCCACGGGTCCGACTGGTGCTACTGGTGCTACTGGTGCCGACTCGACTGTCCCCGGTCCTACGGGCCCTACGGGTCCGACTGGTCCTACTGGCCCTACAGGTGCTACTGGTGCTGACTCGACTGTCCCCGGTCCTACAGGCCCTACGGGTCCGACGGGTCCTGCTGGCCCTACTGGTGCGACTGGTGCGACTGGTGCGACTGGCGCGACTGGTGCTGGTGTCCCCATTGGTGGTACCACAGGTCAAGTGCTGGCAAAAATCAACGCCACGGATTACAACACCCAATGGACAACCGTGTCTGGTGGTGGTATGACTCTGCTCGACTCACAAACCTTTACCAGTTCAACCACCTACTCCATGCCTAGCGGTGCGAAAATTGTAGAAGTTGAAGTCATTGGCTCTGGCGGCGGTGGCGGTGGTGGGCAAGGTACTACCGCTACACAATCTGGCGGCGCAGGCGGCGGTGGCGGTGGCGGTTATTGGCGCAAAGTTACTAACGCATCTACTATCGCTGGAACATCGGTCACAGTAACAATCGGTGCTGGTGGCTCTGGTGGTGCTGGTGGAAGCGGCGGAACAACTAACGCAACCGGTGGAGGTACTGCTGGCAATCAAGGTGGAAAAACATCGTTCGGTTCACAGGAGTTTATTGGCGGTCGTGGAGGCGGTGCCGGTGTTTATGTTCAGGGTCTTGGTGGGGCCAATGTGTATCACGAATTAGCACGGTTGGCTGTTGGAGGAGGTGGTTCAGGTGGTCAAAATAATCCGACTGCTGGCTTCGGTGGACAAAAAAACTATCTAGGCGGCGCTGGCGGTGGTGGCGCTGGACTCCGCAACTCCACTTATAGTGCTGGCGGTGCTGGCGGGCAGGTTGTAACAAATTTTGACGACCTTTTAACCGCAAATGGAACTGGTGCTGTCTTGACTGGTGGCGGCCCTGCTGGTGGTGCTAACACAGGTGGAAACGGAACATCTGCTACCAATGCTGGTGACGGCGGTGGCGGAGGCGGAGGCGGTTCTGGAACTGGTGGTAACGGCGGAGACGGTGCCGCTCCCGGCGGCGGCGGCGGCGCAGGTGGAGCATCGTCTGGAACCACTCCAGTAGGCGGTAACGGCGGTAGTGGTGCTAGAGCACAAATGAAGATTTGGGTCTACGGATGAAATACCTAACACTAAACGCAGACGGCCTCGTCCTCAATGTCATCATCTGGGACGGCATCACGCCATACAACCCAGGCTTCGGCGACACCCTCATCGCCCTCACAGACGCACCACATGGCGCATGGACAGGTTGGACATACATCAACGGTGTATGGACACCACCACCAGCCCCACCAGACACGGACGAGCAAGAAATCTAATCATGCCCTGGCACATCGAAGACGACTCCGCCTACTGTCAAGGCTTCGCCGTAGTCAAAGACTCGAACGGTGAAGTCGAAGGATGCCACCGAACACGAGCACAAGCTGAAGCACAGCTGGCCGCGCTCAACATCTCCGAGGACAAAGACGACCTCGACGACGAGGTAGAAGACATGGCGCGAGCTGGAACCGGACCCGCCGCAATCATCACCGATATCGACGACACCGTAGTCTCACGATCTGGACGCAATACCGAACTCATCCAACTCCTCGCCCAAGCAGAAGCTCGGATCATCGTCATCACCGGCAGACTCAACACCCGCCGAGCTGAAACCGAAGACCTCCTTGACCGCATCGGCCTCGAATACGATGAGCTAATAATGAGCACCGGCGGAGATCCCAACACTCACAAACGCGACGCCGCTGAAAGTCTTCTATCCCGTCTCACCATTCTCGCCGCCTACGACGACAACCCAGACGCCCGCGCCGCATACCAAAGCCTCGGCATCGAAGCACGACCACCACAATCAAACCGCGCACTCGTAGAACAAATACTCGCAAAGGTTCGCCGCGAGCGATAAACTCCAAACAGACCGACACCTCGCCGGCCGGATACGAGCACCTCGCAACACGCGACACCCTTTCCGGATCTGAGACGACACCCCGGAACCCATAACAGCTACACAACGGGAGAACACCGTGAACGCATTTCTAAAAACCCTCCACGAAAACCGTGACTCAAAGCAGAGCCTCATTGAAGCAACTCTTACGCGAGCACATGACGAGGCTCGCGATGTCACCGACATCGAAGTCGCAAACATCCAAGCCCTCACCCTCGAGATGACAAAACTCGACGAGCGCATCGAACAGATCACAGACCTCGAAGTCCGCAAGGCAAAAGCCGCCGACCTCGCCGCATCTGTCGAAGGCGACAAAGTGGAGACACGCGCCGCCGCTCCGACTCGCGTCACTTCAGAAGAGCCGACCTACCACGAACGCGCCGGACACAACTTCATCGCGGACGCTATGGCGGCCGAGTTCGGTGGAAGCTACGAAGCCCGCGAGCGCATCGTTCGCTACCAGAACGAAGTCCGCATCGAAAAGCGCGACTCCGGGACAAGCAATTTCAGCGGCCTCGTCGTACCTCAGTATCTCGTCAATCAGTTTGCGCCGTTGCGCCGAGCTGGTCGTCCGACCGCTGACATCTCCGTGAACGCACCGCTCCCGAATGTGGGCATGACCGTGAACCTCGGCCGTTTGACCACAGGCGTAACCTCTTACGCCGCCACAGAAGGCACCGCCGTTACAGAGTCCGACCCAGACGACACACTCCTCACAGTCAATGTGCGGACCGTTCAGTCAATGTGGGACCTCTCAAAGCAGGCATCGCTCCGCGGTGTAGGCGTCGAAGACCAGCTCCTCGGCGATGGCATCCGCTCCTACCACTCACTCCTTGACGGACAGATCCTCAACGGTGACGGCTCAGCTCCTAACCACCGAGGCATTCTGAACACCTCCAGCATCGGCTCGGTTACTTACACCGACGCCTCCGCAACATGGGCCGAGTTCTATCCGAAGCTCGTCGAAGCGATTACCTCAATTTCGACGAACTTCTACGGAGCCGCGACTCACATCGTCGCACACCCGAGCCTCATCGGATGCTGGCTTCGCGCACTTGACACCACGAACCGGCCGATCTTCTCGCCGACCGCTGGCAACCCAATGAACGCGGCCGCAACTTTCGACCGTCCCGACTACCTCGGTGGCGGCCTTCAGATCCTCGGTATCCCGGTAGTCGCTGACGCGAATATGCCGACGAACCTCGGCTCTGGCACGAACGAGACCGCGGTCATCGTTGGAGACTTCCGCGAGAGCTATCTATGGGAAGACAACTCCGGGAACCCGTTGTATGTTCGCTTCGAGGAGCCATCCGGCACCAACGCGATCCGCACGATCCTCTTCGGCTTCTCGGCCTACTCCGCCGGCAAGTACCCGACGGCGTTCTCCAAGATCACCGGCACCGGCCTCATCACCGCTAACTGGGCCTAATCGGTTCACCTACCGGCCCCGGGAGCACATCCTCGGGCCGTCGGAAGGTTCACATGAACATCGACGCACTCATCGCCGCATACAAACACGAGCTCGCCGGATACCGCCGGCGTGGTCTTGTCAATCGTGCGAAGCTCGTCGAAGCAGAGCTCCGTCGGCTTGGTTACTCGGAGGATGCGAAGCCTCTCGAGGATGTGCTGACCGAGCCGACGAGCACCCCCACAGTCACGCCAGACGCACCTCAGACGCCTCACAAGGCCGCGAAAGATGCTCCAGCACCTAAGAGGCTCACAACAGGAAAGAAGCGATAGATGGCCATCTCGAATGGATACGCAACACTCGCCGAACTCAAGGGATACCTCAAGATCGAGGACTCGATGGAGGACTCACTTCTTGAGCACATCGTCGAGGCCGCTTCTCGCTCCATTGACCGCATCGCAAACCGCCGTTTCTATCTCGACTCATCGGCATCGGCTCGCACCTATCGCCCAAACGATCTTCTCCGTGTCTTCGTCGATGACTTTGGATCTACTTCTGGCCTCGTCGTCAAGACCGACCCGAACGCCTCCGGGACTTATGTGACGACGCTCACCGTGAACACGGACTTCATCGTCGAACCGGTGAACGCCGCCGCGAAGGGTCGCCCGTGGAACTACATCACCATCGTGTCTGGTGAAAGCTTCTCTCTCCCGACGAACTACCGACCACAAGTCGAAGTGACGGCCCGCTGGGGATGGCCTTCAGTCCCCGACGACATCAACCAGGCCACGCTCATTCTTTCGGCCGACCTTTACAAGCGCAAGGACTCCATCGGCGGAGTGCTCGGTCTTTCCGAACTAGGCGCGATCCGTATGTCCCCACTAGGTCGCGACATCACCGCAATGGTCCGCGCCTATAAGCGAGAGTTCTTCGCATGATCCCCTCAACCGTTCGCGCAAACCTCAAAGCCGCGCTCGCAACGGTCGTGACTCGAGTCTTCGATTATGTCCCCGATCAAGTACCGACCCCGTGCGCGGTCGTTGGAAACATAACGATCACTTTCGACGCGGCTCAGAACCGAGGCCTAGACATGGGCGAGGTAGATGTCCTCGTCATCGTGTCACGAATGAACGACAGAGGAGCCCAGGACAAGCTTGACGGCTACCTCGCTGGATCGGGAGCTGGCTCAATCAAAGCCGCACTCGAAACAGATCAAACACTCTCCGGAGCGCTCGCGACGCTTCGAGTAATCCGCGCGGCACCGATCACGATCGAGGTCGCCGGCGTCACATACTTCGCGTACCAGTACGAGGTCACACTTTATGGATAGCTATAAAATCATTTACAAGATCGCACTTGGAGAGCCTGGCTCATCCGTGTCGAAAACCGAACTAGAGGACGCTGGTGTGAACATTGACGCGCTACTGGCTTCGGGTCACATAGAATACGCAGACAAGGCCACCCGGCCGAAGTCTCAACTAGAGGAGTAGCTAATGGCTCAATACATTCCCATGACACAAGTGACCGTGAACTCGGTCAATTTGGACGACAGAGTTGTCTCATGTGTGCTCACAAAAACCAAAGAGAGCCAGGATGTCACCACACAGGCAGACACGGCTCGCAAGTTCCAGGGCGGGCTCGAGTCAATCACCGTGGACATCGAGTTTCAGCTTGACCAGGCGGCCGGCGAAACGACCGCAACTCTCGAGGCGCTCGTCGGCACGACCACGACCCTCATCATGATCCCGAACCTCGGCGCGGTCTCTGCCACCAACAGGCGCTATACGGTCACGGGGGCCTTCTTGGAGTCCTTCAGCAGTATCGACGGCGGCCTCGGGTCGATTGCGACAACCACCGCACAATGGACCGGAGGAACGCTCGCAATCGCGAGCACCTGACCCCATGATCCCAAAACTCCAGATCTCCGTCCAGCACATCGACGGGATCGCCGGCACATACCCGGTGACTCCGTGGATCATCGACCAATGGGAAAACATGGCGAAGGCCTCGTTCATGCGAACCTTCGCATCTGTCGAGTCCGCCGATGTCGGCCACATCAACCTCCTCGCATTTCTCGCCGAGCGTCAAGCCGGCGGAGAAGTCGCCGCATGGCGCGAGGCTTATGTCAAAACCCTGGACAACATCCCAACCGTGGAGGTTGTGCCAGACCCAAAAGAGGCGGAGGAGAGTTCCGACGCTTCATCGCTGAGTTAGCACTTGCGACGAGGATCTCTCCTCGCGAACTACTCGAGAGCGATGTGGACACTCTGAACAATCTCGTCGAACTCCTCAATCAACGCGAGAAAAGAAGACGCTAATGGCTCTCAATAAATACCAAAAACAAGCCGCCGCGAAGTATCGCGCCGGCGTCATCGGCGACATGGGAGGCCAGCTCCAAGTCGAAGGGCTTCGCGATGTTCAGAAAGCGATGAAAAACTTCTCGGACGACTCACGCAACGACATGAAAGAAACACACCGTCGCGCCGGCCAGATTGTCGTCGATGGCGCGGCGCGTCTAGTTCCCGTTCGTTCCGGTGCTCTTCTCGCATCACTCAAGTCCTCACCGACTCAACGCCAGGGCCGCGTCCGTATCGGATCTGCCGCGGTGCCATACGCCGGCCCTATCCACTTCGGATGGCCAGCTCGACACATCCAGCCGAACCCATTCATCTATGAAGTCCTCGACGGCCGCCGCCAAGAGGTCTACGCGCTCTACGCCGAACGGATCTCTCAGCTAATCGTCAAGTATGACCTCGGCTAGAAAGTAATCTAGAACTATGGCAAAGTCGATCTCCGTCGTCGTTTCAGGTAACGCGGCACCACTCAGGAAAGCACTCGGAGACGCTGGAGACTCGATCTCTAGCTTCGGCGGATCTGTCAAGAAGTTCGCACTCCCCGCCGCCGCCGCTCTCGGCGCGGTCGCGTTCGCTGGCTTCGATGCCGCGAAAGCCGCAATGGAAGACGAAGCCGCCTCAAAACTTCTCGAGCGCCAGCTGAAAGCAACGACCGGAGCGACAGACGCACAAGTCAAAGCGACGGAAGCGTTCATCCTCAAGACTTCCCTCGCTACGGGCGTGTCCGACGGAGAGCTTCGTCCGGCCCTCGGGAAACTTGTCCGAGCTACTGGTGATCTCACACGATCCCAGGAACTCCTAGCTCTAAGCCAAGACATAGCCATCCAAACAGGCAAGCCGCTCGCGGCCGTTACTGACGCGATAGGCAAGGCCGCGAACGGTCAATACACCGCACTAAACAAACTCGACCCGACGATGAAGGACCTCATCAAGTCGGGAGCATCCACGACCGAGATCTTCGAGAAGCTGAACGGCACCTTCGGCGGAGCATCCGCTGAGTACGCCAAAACATACGAGGGCCAGCTGAAGCGCGTGAGCGTCGCGATGGATGAGTCGAAAGAAACAATCGGAGCGGCACTTCTGCCAGCGATGGGAAAGCTTCTCGAGTTCGTGAACGGCTCCGTCGTCCCAGGACTCTCAAAACTCGGAGAGGTCCTACAAGAAGACGGACTCGTCAATGGCCTCCAGCGGATCTTCATCGCCGGCTTCGATTGGATCAAGAACGAAGGCCTCCCAATGATCCAGGAGAAACTAGAGCTACTTGGCGAAGCTCTCGTCGATTGGATCGGACCGCGGATCGTGCCAATGCTCAAGGCTCTCGGCAACCTCATCGCCACCGTCGCGAACTGGCTCATCGACACCGGACTCCCGACATGGGTGGACAAGCTAAAGCAATGGGGAGACGCGTTCGTCGCATGGATCGGACCGAACATCGCTCCAATGCTTCAGAAGCTCGGCGAACTTGTCGCGAAGATTGCGGTCTGGGCAATCACCGAAGCACTTCCGAAACTTCTCAAGATCGCCGTGGAATGGTCCGCCGCTCTCATCGGATGGTCCTTCCAACTCGCCCCCGAGGTCATCAAGGGACTCGGCCTCATGGTGTTAGAGATCCTCAAGAAGATCCCAGAGATGGCCCTCAAACTCGGAAAAGGCTTCGCCGAGCTCGGCATCGGACTCGGTAAGAGCCTCATCAACGGGATCATCGACATGGTGAACGGCCTCGTCGGAAGACTCAACGATCTCCTCGAGTTCACCATCCCGGTCCCGTTCGGACCAGACATCAAAGTGAACGCCCCAGACATCCCAGGCATCCCGCGCCTAGCGTCGGGCGGCTTGGTCATGGGTCCTCAACTTTCCGTCATCGGTGAGGCCGGCCCAGAGTTAGTGGTCCCTCTTGACAAAATCGGCAACCTCGGCGGCGGCAACCATTACGCCATCACCGTCCAGACCGGCGTCGGCGACCCTCGCGAGATTGGTCGTCAAGTCGTGGACGCGATCAAACAATACGAACGCACCGCCGGCCCCGTCTTCCAGGCGGCCTAATGGCCGAACTAAACATCGCGCCGGCGGTCGTCGAGATCGAGTTCACACAGTCATCCCAGACGACAAACTTCGTCCTCGACGACGCGACAAAAGGCGTCCTCGGTAACACGACCTACAAACTCGGCGGACAAACCTGGACCGATGTCACCGACCGCGCCTACTCGACAACAATTCAACGCGGCAAAAATCAAGCGCTCGCCAGATACAACGCCGGCACCCTCGGAGTCGTCCTCGATAACCAGACGGCACTCTTCGACCCGACCATCCCCGCCGGCACTACTGGCTATCCCTACGCCGGCCAAATCATCCCAGGCAAGAGAGTGCGCGTCACCGTAGGCACCGAGATCCAATTCCTCGGAGTAATTCAAGACTGGGATCTTGAGTATCCACTCGGAGGCATAGCGACCGCCGTGATCCGCGCCGCGGACGCGTTCGTTCAGCTGGCAAACCGAACCCTCGAGGAGCACACCTTCACCAGCGGACTTTCCTCGGCAATGCTCACCAGCGTCCTTGACCAGCCCGAGGTCGCGTTTGACACCGACGACCGCGACATCGGCACCGGCGTGACAACACTCCAAGAGACGACCGTTGCTCTCGGAACAAATGTCCTCACCTTCTGCCAACTCATCGAAGCATCCGAACCCGGGAGTCTCTTCGTATCGAAGGAAGGCTTCCTCACATTCCGATCGCGTCGCTACAACCCGACCTACGCCGGCGCAATCGTAATCACCGACGACGGAACCTCAGTCACACCTCGCTCTATTGAGGTCGAGTATGGCTCCGAGCTTCTCTACAACCGCGCAACCATCCAACGCGTCGGCGGCACCACTCAAGTCGCAGATCAAAGCGCAAGCCAGCTCCAGTACGGCGTCTTCGCGTACTCAGCCGAAGGTCTCCTTATGAACACAGACGCCGTGGCGCTCTCAATGGCTCAGTATTACGCCAACACCTACGGCCAGCCAGTCTTTCGTCCGCGTCGCGTCCAGCTCGACATGGCCGCACAAACAGGAAGCGACCAGGGACTCCTTCAAGCTCTCGACCTCGACGACATTGTTCTTATTAGTTTCACACCACCAGGCGGACTTCTCATCGAGCGCTACATGATTGTCGCCGGCATCTCTCACCGAGTCACACCAGGCCGCCACACGATTGACCTCGACCTCATCGACGCATCCGAACAGAGCTTCGTCTGGGGAGATGCTTCGCTACCTTCAGCAGATCAACCGCTCAGTCTTCTAGACTCAAACCGATACGGCTTCTAGGAGGACACAATGGCAGAAGGATACAAAGCATGGACCGGAGGAGATGTCCTCGAAGCGGAAGATCTCACCGACTACGCATCAAGTCAGGCCGTGATGAGGTTCGCAAACGCCGCCGGCCGTGACGCCGCGCTCACCGTCTCCGTCGTGAAAGAAGGGATGCTCGCCTACCTCAAAGACACGAACATCCTCACCGTGAACACGAACGGCCTGACGACTGGCTGGGTCCAGATCTACCCCGTCGTCACCGCCACCATCACCGACGCACAAGTCACAAACGCCAAGCTCGCCGCCAGTTCCGTCTCTTCGACAAACATCATCGACGCAACAATCGTCGGAGGAGACATCGCCGCCGGCACAATCACTAGCTCAAACATTCAAGACGGAACAATCGCACCGTCTGACCTCGCCGCTGGAACCTTCGGCATTTCAATCTCTGGCAACGCCGCTACCGCATCAAACGCGCTACTCCTAGACGGATACGACACCAACGCGAGCACCGCGGCAGACACAATCCCGGTCCGCTTCGGCGCGGGAGTTATCCAGGCGTACCACTTCAACGCCAGCGGCGGCGGCTCCTCAAGCTTCTACGACTCCGGAAGCTACACCTATCTCGGAGTCGCTTGTATGCGAGTACTGAACTCGAGCGATGTCTACTCTCAAGCCGTGAGCGGCCGAGCCGTCCTCGTGAACTCAAACAGCACCCTCGGCACATCCACATCGTCGAGACGCTTCAAGGAAGACATCGCCGCCCTTCCCTACACCGCCGCCGACATTCTCAAGATGAACCCGATTGTCTTTCGCTACAAAGAAGACCACCTCGAAGAAGGAGCAGACCGTCCGGTCGAGGTCGGACTCATCGCTGAAGACCTCGCCGATCTCGGCTTCGAGGAGCTCATCTTTCGAGGAAAAGACGGAGAGCCCGACGGCATCGCATACGAGAAGATCGCCGTCGCACTTCTCAAAGTATGCCAAGACCAGCAAACACAACTAGACGGGCTTTCAGCTCGTCTCGACCAGATAGGAGCCTGACATGGCCGTGAAGACCTTCGCCGTTGGCGAACTCGCCACTAGCGCGGATGTGAACACATACCTCACAAACGCCGGCCTCGTCTATGTCACTCAAGTGAGTCCAACCGCCGCAAGCACCATCGCGGTTTCTAATTGTTTCTCATCTACCTACGACAATTACAAAGTCATTGTAACTCCGGTCATCTCGGCGTCTGCTAGCGACATCAGGATCAAGCTACGAAGTGGCGGTACTCCATCATCTGTCAATTACTACATGACGAACATCTTCGCCTCAGCCGGCGCAATCTCATCCACTTCCGAAGCCGGTCAAGTGTCCTGGCGTGGTGTTTATTGTGGTACTGGCGGTTCAGACGGTAAATACAACTCGCTTACTTTTGACCTATTCGGCCCATTCTTGGCGACAGCAACTCGTTACGACATGCGATCCTCGGCATGGGACTCTACGAGCGTTGTCAATCGTTCCGCCACAGGTTTCCACGACCTATCTACAAGCTACGACGGCTTCGAGTTGTCGGCTGGTTCCAACATTACCGCGACAATCACGGTCTACGGATACCGCAAAGCCTGACCATGAGCCCCGAAGTATCCGCCGCCCTCGTCTCGAGTGGCTTCCTCATCCTGATCGCACTACTCGAACGAACACGCCGAGAAAACAACCGCGACCACGGACAAAACTCCGAGAAACTCGACCGGATAGAAGACAAACTTGACGAGCACATCGGCGACCACGCCCGAGCAAACCTCAACGGAAAGATCACATCATGAACCCTAAACTCCTCGCCATGTGCGCCGACTACGCGCGAGCCGTCGCCGTCGCCATCCTCACCCTCGTCGCCTCTGGCAACTTCGACCCGCGGTCGATGGCCATCGGAGCGGCCGCGTCACTTCTGCCTCTTCTCGCTCGAAGCGCAAACCCAAAAGACTCCGCCTATGGACGCTCTAATGGCTAAGAAGCGCACCTACACTGGCACAAAAGACGGAGCGGCCCCAAGCAAAAGACCAGGCACCGAAGAACTTCAGCGTCTTCTCTGTAAGCGTTACAACGCGCGGAACCTCGGAACATGGGTCGTGAGAAACATCAAAGGCAAAAACACCCTCTCAGTCCATGCGACCGCAAGAGCCGGCGACACAATGCCGAAGAACCGCAAGGACGCCCTCAACATAATCGCCCTTCTCGAACGCCACGCCGACCTTCTCGAGATAGAAGCAATCCATGACTACCTCTACGACATCGACGGCAACAAACCAACCGCCGGCTACGGCCGAGCATGGAGAGTCGGACGAGGCTGGAAGCTCTGGACCGCTCGAGACAATGGCGGACCCGGAGGTCTATGGGTCCATTGGGAACTCTCCCCGCGTATGGCGGAC